CATCGAGTTGGCTTACAAGGAACCGCGTGGCGTGTCCCTGGAGTCCATCAAGTTCGCAAAGAAGTTCGACACGGAAAAGGTGTGGACGAAATACTGGATGCCAATCTTGAGGGATTTCTATGCGACCGCTTGACGACTTCAACAACATCCACGAGGGGCAAACCATTTGGGTGTTCGGTTCTGGTACAACCCTGGAGTTCTTGGACCCCGCGTTCTTTGACGACAAGGTGTGCATCATGACGAACCTTGTGGATGAACATTTCCCGGTCGCGGAGTTCTATCTTTTCAGCCATTACCATCCGGCAGTGAAACGACAGTTGGGCAACCCTCGCATGTTGCACGCGTTCACACATGACTTGTGTTCGACACGTTGGTCAGGCACGTTGCACTACGGCGAAGGCGAAAATTGTTTCGGTGTGCCCGCACCGGACAATGTCACCATCAACAACCTCACGTTCACGCAACCGCCCGGTTCCGGTTTCGACCCGTACCAGCACACGACCGCCGGCGAACTTGTGTTTGGTTCCTCGTCTATACATGGGTCTATACATTTGGCGGCGTACATGGGCGCGTGGAACATTGTGTTGGTCGGTGCGGATTGCGGAACCATTGACGGCGTGAACCGCATCGCAGGTTATCCGGCAGGCGATACGCCTTGGAGGTTATACAACAACCACCTCGTCGCGATGAAACATTGGATTGGTGACACCTATGGGGCGAACGTGTATTCGTTGAACCCGTTCGTGAACTTCAACCTTGAGGGTCACACGTTCCAGGGCTCATGATTCCGAACCTAATCATTCCGGTGTTGAACCGGTACGACCTACTGCAAAGGCTTCTCGATTCGATTGACTTCCCTATTGGCGACCTTCTCATCATCGACAACGGTGGTCAGGTGCAGGAACTCCGGTTCCCTGACTTCGTGTTGAACTCGCACATTCTGCCGTTGCCGTCGAACCTTGGGGTGGCTGCGTCGTGGAACTTAGGGTTCAAGTTGTTTCCGCACCATCACAAGTGGTTGTTCGCGTCGAATGACGCCTGGTTTGGTAGGGGTGCCCTTGAGAGGCTCTGTGACGCCCGTAGGGACGAGATAGTACTGTCAGGGGACTTTCCCTTCTGGCAAGTGTTTTCGGTCGGTGACGAGGCACTCACGCGGGTCGGTTTGTTCGACGAAGCCCTAACGCCGGCATATTTCGAGGACCGTGACGCAGAACGCCGTGCGAAACACTTCGGTGTCCCCATCAGGAAGTTGTCGGTCCCCATCGGTCACGATAACTCGTCGACCATCAACTCGGACAATCGGTTGAAACAGTTGAACGCGGAGACCTTCATTAGGAATCAGGACTATTACCACGACAAGGTTGCCCGTGAGGATTACGGTCCAGGCGGTTGGGACCTCGGTCGTCGACGTCTCAATAGTTGGGACGCCTAGACTCTGCCACCGGTAGAATAGACTCGGAGGCTTCACACATGGCAATCACTAACGGTTACGCAACACTCAACGATGTCAAGGCGGCATTCCGCATCACGGACGACGTCGACGACACACTTCTCGAACTGTCCATCGAGGCGGCATCCCGTGAGATTGACGGTTGGTGCGAACGAGTGTTCTATAACGCTGGAACCGCCACACGGATTTACACACCGACGACATCGTTCTACACGGAAATCGACGACCTTATTCAACTGAACACACTCAAAACTTCGACGACCGGCGAATCGTTTGATAACACTTGGAGTGACGCGGGCGACTACCAGTTGGAACCGTTGAACGGAATCAGTGGCGGACTGACCGACCACCCGTCGACACGCATCCGCGCAGTCGGTAACAAAATCTTCCCGTTGTGGGACCCGCGGAACATCAACTCCAACCAAGCGACCGTCCAGGTCGTCGGCGTGTTCGGATGGTCAACCACACCGACCGCAGTGCGACAAGCGTGCATCATCCTTTCCCAACGCATGTTCAAGCGGTTCGACACACCCCTCGGAATTACATTTGACGAACTCGGTGCCATGCGTGTCGGACGTGTCGACCCTGACATTCAGAACCTTCTCGCACCGTTCAAGAAGTTGAGAATGGCGTGAGCATCACTTCCATCCGTGACGGCATCGCCACGAACCTCGCCACCATCTCAGGGTTACGAACCTCGGCGGACATCCCTGACAATCCGAACCCGCCACAAGCAATCGTGCAACTGCAATCCGTGGAATACGACGGGGCGTTCCAAGGCGGACTCACCACCTACTCGTTCATCGTCACTGTCCTTGTTGGTCGCGCTGCCGAACGTTCCGCACAGAACAAGTTGAACGCGTATGCGTCGACCGGTGCCGGAGGAATCAAGGCGGCAATCGAATCAGACAAGACTCTCGGCGGTGCCGCCTACGATGTCACGGTCGAGACAATGACGAACATCTCTGCGGTATCATTAGGGGGAGACATAACTTACTTATCGGCGGATTTCGTCGTAACGGCAAGGTCAACATAAGGAGAAAAGAATGGCACGCTTCGTCGCCACTGACTACAACATCACAATCAACGGCACGGACTTCTCTGACAGTATCGCCGCCGTCACAATGGATGTCACTTCGGAGGAACAGGACGTCACTGCGTTCGGTGGTTCCGGTTACCGGTCACGCATCGGTGGACTGAAGGACGCATCCGTTAGCCTCGACTTCCACCAGGACTTCGGTGCCGCTGCGGTCGACGCAACGTTGTTCCCGCTTCTTGGTTCTCAGGCAACCGTGGTTGTCCGCCCAACTTCCGAAGCCGTGTCTGCCACGAACCCGTCCTACACTGGCGTGTTCCTCGTGTCGCAGTACACACCGTTCGCTTCCACCGTTGGCGACCTCGCCACACTCAGCGTTTCCTGGAACCTCGCAGGCACCGCTGGAATCGTCCGCGGAACCGCCTAATTTGTTGTAGAGTGTGAGGCATGAACTTCACACTTAACATTCACTACATAGGCAAAGAAGAACCAACCACCGTTAGCGGTATTGCCGCGGACATTGTCGCGTTCGAAACCAAGTTCGACATCTCAATGTCGAAACTTCAGAAGGACGTCAAACTGACGCACCTGATGTTCCTCGCATGGCACACCGAACACCGGACGAAGGCGACCGGCAAGGCGTTCGAGGAATGGGTGAACGATGTTGAAATGGTGACGGCTGCCGACCCAAAATAATCAAGGGCATCGGCGATGACTCAGTCCATTGGCTCATTGCAACGATTGCCGTTGAGACGGGTTTGTCACCTAACGAACTCATGAACCTGGAACCGCGCATGTTATTCACCATCCAGCGGTACATGATGAGCAAGGCACGCAGGGGACAGTCGCGCCGGTAGAATGGGGGGAGGATTGGAGTCTCCCCCGTGGATTTTCGTGTTGACCAAGGCGACCTGACTCGCGCGATGCGTGAGTTGAAAACGCTTGACAAGAAGTCGGTGACGGCGTTGCGTGCGGGGTTGCGTGTGGGGTTACAACCTTATGTCGCGCAGATTCAGGCTGCGGTCCCAAAGGAAGCGCCGTTGTCCGGTATGACTCACCGCGGTCGGACGAAGTGGCGTGGCATCAACAAACCGGTCATCAAGTTCCTTCCGGGTCGTTCTCGCAGGTCCGGCACGAACCTTCTCATGATTACAGTGACCGGTGGCAAGCGCGGACTCGGTTTTGATTACGCGGAACTCGCGGGTATCCGTTCCCGTCCAGGCGCTACCGTGTCCCGCCCGTACACTCGACGGGTTCGTGGTGGCGGTAGGACTAGGGAGATGACGCACCGTGTGTCGACACAGGGCGACCGGTTCATTGAGAAATTGAACGCACGCAAACCAATCAGGGGTGTCGCCGGTCGTTACGCCTACGACGCATTCGTGAAGATACGTCCCGCAGTGTGGGAAACGTCGCGGGGAATCATCAACGCATTCATGGCAAGTTACAACAACAAGTTCAGGCTCTAGGGGGGCATCATGGCAGGCGGACCAATCCGGTTAGTTATTGCGTCAAAGTTCGACCCCAAGGGAATCAACACCGCAGAATCGTCGATGAAGAAGTTCGGCGGAATTGTCGGACAGATTGCGACGGTCGCGGTTGCCGCCATCGGTGGCATCAGCGTTGCCGCGACACAGATGGCTGCGGAGTTTGAAACCTCGTTTGCCAAAATCGAGGGACTTGTTGGTGTGTCCACGGACCAACTTGGGGAACTGGAAGAAGCCGCGAGGACTCTCGGACCGCAGTTTGGCAAGTCAGCGAACGAGGCTGCCGAAGCGTTGTTCTTCATCACGTCCGCAGGTTTGCGTGGCGAGGATGCCATCAACGTCCTGGAGGCGTCGCTTAAGGGTGCCGCTATTGGTTTGGGTGACACGAAAACTATCGCCGACCTTGCCACGTCCGCCGTCAACGCTTATGGTGCAAGTCAACTGGATGGCGCGAAAGCGGTTGATGTTCTCACGGAGGCGGTTCGTCTAGGTAAGTTGGAACCGGCGGAACTCGCCGGCGCTATGGGCGCGGTTCTGCCACTCGCCTCGAACTTGAACGTGTCGTTTGCCGAGGTCGGTGCGGCGATGGCGGGCATGTCCAAAACAGGAACGGACGCGTCGACCGCTGCAACACAGTTGCGTCAAATCCTGGCAACCCTGGCGAAGCCTACCGCTGAGGCTGATGAGGCGCTTGCCAACATGGGGATGTCCGCTGAGGGACTGCGTGAGCAAATCAAAGAAGAAGGTTTGTTCGCCACACTCGAAACCCTAACTGGTGCGTTCGACGGCAACATTGAAGCCACGACCGCCGTGTTTGGAAACATTCGTGCGTTGTCCGGTGTCCTCGACCTGATGGGGGCAAGCGCGGAGGACAACAAGGAATTGTTCGCCCTGATGACGGACGAGGTTGGTGTCCTCGACGAAGCCTTGGAGATTACACAGGACACTGCTGCGAACAAGTTCGCGGTCGCCATGGAAACGATGAAGGCGTCGTTGTTGCCCGTCGGTGACATTCTTCTTGACGTTGCCGCGAACATGTTGGACGCTATGGGTCCGGTCATTGACGACATGGGTCCATTGTTGGAGGAAGTGTTCACGGAACTCGAACCGGTCATGGGGGAGTTCGCTGCGTTGTTGCCGGAACTCATTCGGTCATTGTTCCCGTTGCTTCCAATCTTCGGTGACATTTTCGAAGTTGTGATGACTCTCATCAACACGGCACTCCCGCCACTCATTGAGTTGTTCGACGTCATTGGTCCTTTGGTCGCCGACATGGTTGAGGTGTTTGCGGAGTTCATTGGTGATGCCC